ATGTTTGGTACATTTGCTAACACTCCTTTATTTAATCAGGATTTAAATCTTTGGAACACATCCGCGGTAACTAATATGCAGGCGACGTTTAGAAGTGCCAGTAGTTACAATTTACCTCTTACAGGTTGGAATACATCGAATGTTACGAACATGAGTTTTATGTTTAGAACTGCGATTAATTTTGACTCACCGTTAGGAAATTGGGATACTTCAAAAGTAACAACAATGGAATCAATGTTTGAGTTTGCAACCAACTTTAATCAAGAACTTTCTGGATTTACAACAACTTCAGCGGTAACTAATATGTTTAGTATGTTCCTAAAATCTTATAGTTTTAATAAAAATATTGGTAATTGGGATGTTTCAAATGTTACTGATATGTCTCTAATGTTCTTCGGAAATTCTCCATCTGCACCAACTATCTTTAATAATAATGGTAATCCTTCTATTTCTGGTTGGACAACTTCATCGTTACAAAATACAAATAGAATGTTTGGTTATGGTTCATTTGATCAACCTATTGGTAGTTGGGATATGTCAAAAGTTAATGACATGGAATTCATGTTCTTTGAAAACCCAAACTTTGATCAGGATATAGGATCTTGGTCAATTAGAAATTCGGCGGATACTAAAATGGCGTCATTATTCCGTGAAACAACATTATTTAACAATGGAGGTAGTTCATCAATAAGTGGTTGGAATGTTTCTAATATTACTAGCGTAAATATGAACAATATGTTCTTAAATGCAGTAGGATTTAACCAAGATTTAAGTAATTGGTGTGTTTCTGGAATACCTTCTATGCCAACAGGATTTTCAGGGGGAGCAACAAGTTGGGTATTACCTCAACCAAATTGGGGAGCACCTTGTTAAAATTTTTTAATTAATAAAGATATTTATTATTATGATAATAGCCGAACCTGAAAGATCCCAACTTTACACTAAATTAAGACATCTTTTGGGCGCTCCATTGAGGAGTGTTGAATTAGAAGATGAACAATTAGATTCTTTGTTAGAATTATCTATCGAGGATTATTCACAATATATTCAAGATTGGTTAATAGAATCACAATGGACATCTTTATACAATTTAAATTTGGATACACAGTCTTTAGCAAAAGCCTTTATCACAAAAAATTTAATTTTTGAAGAAAGATATACATACGCTTATTCCAAAATAGTTGGTTTACAAGCTGGGGGAGATGCGGTATTAAAAAAAGATTATATCCAATTAGTTAGAGGTCAACAATCTTACGAAATTCCTGCTAATAGAGAAATTAATGAGTTGTTATGGTTTACTCCAGCCGAATTAAATAATCTTTTATTTGACCCTTGGACATTTGGCGCTTTAGGTGGTGTTGGTCTTGGCGGACCTGCCGGATATTCTCAGTTAGGTTATTCAGGATCTTATTTTATGATGCCTGCGTTCGATATGTTATTAAGAATGCAAGAAATAAATATACAAAGAAGAATCATTGCTGGTGATTTAACATACACAATAACCGCTCTACCGGAAGGAAAAAAACAAGTTAATTTATTTAATGTACCAGGAGGAAAATTTGATTTTGGTAATGCGACACTTATGAGAGGAAAAGTTTGGTATCATTACTATGATGTTGAAGGAAAAGACAGAGATCAGTGTTTAAAAGATAATCCTGATATAATAAAATTACCCTCAGACGTTCCGTTTAATAAAATTAATTGGGTTGATCTCAATAATCCCGCACAAATATGGGTTCGTAGATGGTTTTTTGCTTATGCTAAAGAAACTTTATCAAGAGTGAGAGGTAAATTTAGTGGAAATCTTAAAACACCTGATTCTGAATTAACCATGGATTATCAATCTTTAGGTACTGAAGCAAAGGATGAAAAAACTAAATTAATTGAAGAATTAATAGGTGCTGAAGGTAGATTAACAAGGTTAAAACCTGAAAAAGTAATGGAAAGGGAAGCATTACTTGCAGAAAATCTAAATAAACAAAAGAAATTTACAGCAATGCCACGTCAAATATATGTTATATAATGGAAACAAAAGAATTATCAAAAAAAATTGGTCAAAAAGTTTATTTTACAAATGATAAAATAACACCAAAAATAAAAAAAATTATTTCAACTTCAAATTATACGACAAATGGTGAAAACCTTTTGATTGTGAAAGATGTAGATTTATGTGATATAATACTTAATTCTGATAATACAGATCACATAACAGTAAAAGCCCTTTCAAAAACAACAATTAAACATACAAACTTAATTGATGGTTTATATGAAGAAATTACCATGGATAACGGTAGTAGTGTTGAATTGTGCGAAGTTGAAGGTATATTTTACATAATATCTTCTGACGGTAAAAAATACTAAAACTAAATATTTGTTAAAAAAAATGAAAAAGATTATTAGATTAACTGAATCAGATTTACTTAGAATAATTAAAAAAGTAATCAAAGAACAAGAATCTCAAAATGATAAATTTAAGGATGTTCAATATTATTTTGAAAAGGAAGGTTATAACCCGAATGAGGATACAGAGAAGGAAATCTTTATAGACATAAAGACGCAAGAAGTTTTTATAGATAATAATGAAGATAAATTAGAAAAATTACCTTACAAAATTCCCTATAAAAAAGATATTGGATTTGATGAAAAAAATAAACCTAATCAATCTTTGATGGATGCTAATCGGTTACATCAAATAACTGATAATACAACAAGTGTAATATCTAATAATGTTTCATATTATATATATAAAGGTTTTCCAATTAAAATTGTATTTATAGATGATAATGATAATGATAATGATAATGATAATGATAATGATAATATTCCAAAAAAGGGTTATATAACCCTACCTAGTGAAAATGGTAAACCAGAAATTAAGACAAATAAAGAAGCTAAAAAGGTGTAATACTAATAATAGTATTGCATGTAGATTTTAATTTTAGATTTAAATTTCAATAAAAAAAACATTACACAGGGTTTGTCAGGTTTCATTGTACCTTGGAAACATTTAACATAACTCATACGTTCATCAAAAGGCCCAAACATACCTTCGGAAGGTAAAAAATTTCTTATCATTACCACCACCGTATTGTAATCATTATGACATTCCGAAAAATTTGCATAATTTTCTTCACCAACAAATTCTAATGAATCTAAATGAACTCCAAATGAATCGGCACAGTCATATGCATAATGTATTTCAGAACTATCCAAATATTCATACAATTGTGATTTGGATTTAATTACTACACCAAATTGCCCATAGGACAAATAACTTACAATTAAGAAAATTACGGTTGCGATTGACTTTTTCATAGTTTTATTTTTTACAAATATATGGCGAATTATTCAAATCGCCAAATTGATTATCTAAAATTTTAAACTATATTTATTTGCTAAGATAAATGTCGACCAAGTTCGACAGCCAATATATCACTTTAAAATTTAAAAAAATGATAAAACAAGAAGAAATTGAGTCATTTTTACATGGAAATGACCCTGAAGAGTTTATAGTATCAATAGAATTTGATTATTTAACAAATTTAATATATAAAATTAAAGAAATTCCGGGAAAAGGAAAAGAGATTAAAAAAGATACATTTATACCATTTGCTTGGGTTGGGGATCTAAAAAATTTGAATTTTTATCAATCTTCAAAAGATCTTCAAAAAGAAGCTATGTCCAAATATAAAATTGTTATAGAAAAACTTGAAACTGGTGGGAATGAAAGACTCGAAAGAGGTCTTAAATTCATGGTTAAATCTCTTTCAGGTTATAGATCGTTAATTCAATTTTTTAGAGATGGTGGAGTTGACCCTTGGGGAGAAAAAACAAAAGATTTAATGTTGATTCTTCCGCCAGTAGAACAATATCTTATACAGAAAGAAAAAAGATTATTTAAAGGATATGAAGAATATAACGATATTACAAGATTTGTGTTTGACTTGGAAACAACTTCATTAGAACCAAAAGATGGTAGAATATTCATGATAGGAATGAAAACCAATAAAGGTTTCAAAAAGGTTATTGAATGTGCTGATGAAGAACAAGAAAGACAAGGATTAATTGAGTTTTTTAGAACGATAAAAGAAATTAAACCATCAATAATAGGTGGATATAATTCATTTAACTTTGATTGGTTTTGGGTTTTTGAAAGATGTAAAGCACTACGTTTAGATGTTAAAAAAATATGTGATACACTTAACCCAAATGTTAATATAAAACAATCTGAAAATTTATTAAAACTAGCCAACGAAGTAGAAAGATATAATCAAGTTGGAATGTGGGGTTATAATATTATTGATATTTTACATTCTGTTCGTAGAGCACAAGCAATCAACTCAAGTATCAAATCTGCTGGTTTGAAATACATAACACAATACATAAATGCTGAAGCAAAAGATCGTGTTTATATACCACATGAAAATATTGGTTCAATGTATGCCAAGAAAGAAGAGTATTGGTTAAATGTTACAAATGGAAAATATAAGAAAGCCGATAATCCCCAATTTAATGAGTTAGATAAAAAATTCCCTGGCACATATATAAAAACAACTGGTGATAATATTGTGGAGAGATATTTGGATGATGACTTAGAAGAAACACTCTTAGTTGATGATGAATTCAATCAAGGAACATTTCTATTAGCATCAATGGTACCAACAACATATGAAAGAGTTTCTACTATGGGTACAGCAACCCTTTGGAAAATGTTGATGTTAGCTTGGTCATATAAACATAAATTAGCAATACCTGATAAAGAGAAGAAAACCGATTTCGTGGGTGGTTTGTCACGACTGTTAAAAGTCGGGTATTCAAAAGACGTTTTAAAATTGGATTACTCATCACTATACCCATCAATACAATTAGTTCATGATGTATTTCCTGAATGTGATATACTTGGCGGTATGAAAGGTATGTTAACTTATTTTAGAAATACACGTATCAAGTATAAAAATCTTGCTAGTGAATGGTATGATAAAGATAAAAAGAAATCACTTTCTTACGATAGAAAACAATTACCAATTAAGATTTTTATCAACTCAATGTTCGGTGCATTATCAGCACCACAAGTATTTGCATGGGGTGATATGTATATGGGAGAACAGATTACTTGTACAGGTAGACAATATCTTCGTCAGATGATTAAGTTTTTTATGAAGAGGGGTTATACACCCTTGGTTATGGATACGGATGGTGTTAACTTTTCAAAACCAGAAGGATGGGAAAATAAAAGATATATAGGAAAAGGACTTAATTGGAAAGTTAAAAAAGGTAAGGAATATACAGGTGATGATGCGGATGTTGCTGAATTCAATGATTTATTTATGCGTGGTGAGATGGCTTTAGATACGGATGGTACTTGGCCGAGTTGTATTAATTTGGCTCGTAAGAACTATGCGGTTATGGAAGCCAGTGGTAAAATAAAACTTACAGGTAATACTATTAAATCTAAAAAATTACCTTTATATATCGAAGACTTTTTAGATAAAGGAGTAAAGTTTTTACTTGAAGGAAAAGGACAAGATTTTATTGAATGGTATTATGAATATTTACAAAAGATATATAATAAACAGATTCCTTTAATGAAAATCGCTCAAAGAGCAAAAGTAAAATTAAGTATTGATAATTATATCAAAAGAACAAGACAGAAGACTAAAGCGGGTGGTGATATGAGTCGAATGGCACATATTGAATTAGCAATTAAGCACAAATTGAATGTAAATCTTGGTGATGTAATTTATTATGTTAATAATGGATTAAAAGCATCTGATGGTGATGTTCAGAAAATAACTAAGAAGTTAACAAAAAAACAAACAGAACAATATATTACCACTTATGGTAAAAATCCTCCACCACCTGTTTCTGAAATACAACTAAATTGTTATATGTTAAACTCTAAAACTTTGGAAGATAATCCTGAAATGACTGGTGAATATAATGTTGCTCGCGCAATTGCAACATTTAATAAAAGGATTGAACCACTTCTTGTTGTTTTTAAACAAGAAGTTCGAGATTCTTTATTGGTAAACAATCCTGATGACAGAGGTATATTTACAAAAGGACAATGTGAGTTGATTAACGGACATCCATTCGAGGAAGGCGATCAAGATACGTTAGAAGAAGTTTTAACTTTGTCGGAAGGTGAAGTAAGATATTGGGATAAAAGAGGTATTAGTCCTAATTATATCTACGAATTAGCAGAAACTGGTTGGGAAGAGTATATTTGACATTATTGTTTGTTGATTGAATTCAATATTAGTTCAGCAATAGAACCTCTATCTAAGTTGTCCCCCATCACCGTCTCAAATATACCCTTTTTACGTATTAGAATGTCATATATAACACCTTCAATTGTGTTTTCAAACAAGGGATAATAAACTAATACACTATTTTTTTGTCCATATCGGTATGCCCTATCTTCAGCCTGTGAATGATCCGATGGAACAAACGACAAGTCATTGAAAATAACAACCTCGGCAGATGTTAAAGTAATACCAACACCTGCCGCCTTAATATTTCCACAAAAAACTTTAACCTTTTCATTGTCTTGAAAATCATCCACCGCCTTTTGTCTTGCGGGTTTTGTAGTTGAACCATCCAAATATACGGCAGATTTTCCAAAATGCTCGTATATTTTTTTTAAAGGTTCTGTGAAGTTTGAAAATATGATAACTTTTTTTCCTTGTTCTAAAATGTTCTCGGCTAATTCAATTGTTTGAGATACTTTTTCTTCGGCAATTACTTGTCTTACTTTCATTAATTTTGAAAATTGAACAGTTAAAGAAGATGACTCCTCTTTATTGTCCCTATACCAATTATAATATTCACCCATAAGGTTTTCATATTCTTTGGATTTTAATCTCAAATAAACAGGATTAATAATTTTTTCAGGTAAATCTAACACATCGGTTTTTAATCTTCTTAATATTTGTTTTGAAGTTCTTTCTCGTAGCTCATCTAAATTGGAGGCCCCATTAACGTTCCACACCTTTCTTTTTCCTGCTCTAAATTGGTAACCTTCACAAAAACGAATGACATACGCCATCCAGTTCTGCGCAACGGGAGATTCAATTAAAGACAATAAATTAAAATAATCAATCGGACGAGATGTAATTGGAGTTCCTGTTAACAACCACAATCTATTAACGTTCTTAACAAAATGATTTATTATTTTTGTTCTCAGAGCTTGCGCATTTTTTATCGCGTGAGCCTCGTCTATAATCACCAAGTCAAAATTAGATTTTAATATTAATGATTCTTCTTTATTTTTTGGGTCGTGGAAGTTTTTGAGAATATCGTAATTAACTATGACAAAATCTTCATTTGATGAGAAGTTCTTACCCTCACATATATAAATTGATTTGTCAGTGTAGTTTTCGATTTCTCTCGCCCAATTTAATTTTAATGATGCGGGGCAAATAATCAAAACTTTTTTTGCTCCCGTTTCTAATGCCGCGATAATGGTTGAGGTTGTGTTATGGGTAACAATGCAATGTTCTGTGACATATAATTTATCGGGGGAATCTACTGAAATACAAACACTCTCTTCAAATCCAACCTTTTCAATATTTTTAATATACCTACCTGTTGGATATTTTTTTTGTTCAACATATCTTTCAGATTTTCTTTTTAATCTAAATGGATTCATACCATTTGGTAATTTAATATTAACCCTATAAGCTAACTTACCTTTTTTTTTAATCCCATTATGTGTATAAGTTGCAATACTAGTTTTAACTCTTGCAATACCTCCTAATGTTTGGACAATTTCAACTACATCATCACAAAGTTGTTTTGAAATAGTACAAAATTCAGTCCCTAAAAAATTATCTTTTCCGTTGAACATACAATGCCCATCAGTATCCATTAATCCTTGTAGTATAGATAATCTATTTTCAACTGAAGAATATTTGTATATTTCTGGAATAAATTTATTAATTGCTTTTTTATCCGTCAATTTTAAATCATCCAAAATACTACCTATTTTTATTTTACCACCCTTTAAACTTTTTTTTGTTTTAATTGACGTTAAATTATATTTTGAAAACAATTCGTCATAGTCGTAATCTGACACTGTAAAAAAAATACTTTTACTTTTATCAAAATAACCATCACCGAGACTTAATCCTAAAAAATAAGGATCTATAGGTAATACATTATTTAATTTAAATTGTATTGGTTTAACTATTGGGATTTGCCATTTATTATTACCATTTGGTGATTTATAATAAGTTTCAATTTCATATTTTTTATCTTTATTGTAGTCAATACCTTTAACATTAATTTTACCACCTTCAAACATCTGTTTGGTCGATAATACTAAAGATTTTTTTCGTCTATCATTTTTCCTATTATTACCGTAATTTGGTGACGATACAGACCATAAATGTGATCCGTCTGTTTTTATTTTAACACCGTCATTAAAGGTAATTTCATAAATTTCCTGTTCAGGTTGGGGATAAACTCCTGTGATTTTATATGATAATCCATCGCTACCTATTATTTCATCACCGACTAAAGAATCTCCAATTTTTTTAGTTCCATAGGGCGTATAAATAATTGTTGACTTCGGCATCCCTTTTCCGAGACCCATATCATCCGCTAAAATAAATCTTTTACTTCCGGCAAGTCTTTCTATTGCAATCTTTTGATGTTCTAACGGAGGACGATGTGAATATTTTGAATAATCAATCTTAACATCCTTAATTGAGTGTGTTTTAATTAGTGCGCCTTTCGGTAAATAAAAATCATGATTAGTTTCCCCCGAAAAGAATTTTCCCCAAATATGGTAAGCTTTTTCCTTCTCAACCAAAAGTTTTTCAACCCAAACTTGATTTGGTATTTCTGTGTATAATTTATCATTAGCGATTTTCTTGGCAAAATAAGGATCCAACTCGACCCATTTTTTTGCTATTTTTGGGACTAAATTATTGTATAATGTTATATATTCAGATTGACTTCTTGTTGGATAAAACTTTTTGTTAGTTCCCTTAAGATGTTTTAATTTAAGAATATAGTTATTTGATCCCTGATAATCATCAAGGATATCCATTGCCCTTTGTTCAATTGTTTTTTTTGTATCCAACGTTTTAAGTTGTTATATAGAAAAATAGTAAAAAACTTATATTTATCAATATGTCAAATAATAAATTGGTACCGATAACAAGGCTTGGTAAATTTTTTTCCGAAGAAGATTTTTTTTTAGATTTATCATGTGGTGAAGAATGGTTACATGGTGACATGAATTTCACATTGGTTTTATATAGAATTGATAGAAAAAAAACCTCAACAGATGATGTGTATGGTGAAGCCTTGAAAGATGGTGTTAAATTTTTGGCTCCAGTTGAATTTAAAGGTTATGTTCAAATTATGGCGCCAGAAAATAAATTTTTGGGTAATTCTAAAATTGATCAATTTGAACCCGGTAATCTTAAAGTTAGTGTATTTCAAAAACATCTTGATGAACTTGAAATTGATATTCAATATGGTGATTATATTGGTTATCAAGAAACCGAAAATAGGGTTAGGTATTATGTGGTTAATAATGACGGTAGAGTTGTATCAGATAATAAACATAATTACGCTGGTGTTAAACCTTATTATAGAACTATAATGGCTTCAGCGGTAGTTAATAATGAATTTAGAGGTTTGTAATGAAAATACAGATATTACGAAGAATATATGAAATGAATGATCTTGTTGATTACACTATTCATCATTTGAATAATGAAATTAAAAGTGATGGATCAGGTAATAAACCCAACAATTTTGGGGTATATGAAAATTTGGTAACCCAAAGAGTTAGTGATATGTTTCAACGTAGATACCCGAATATAGAATATAAAAAACTTGATTTTTTAATCATTATGTCAAGTGTGTATAACGATAAACTAAAAATAGGTTTTAAAAACTCGAGAAAGAAATAATGGAAATATTAATTACAGAAAATAAAATATTTGAAATAATATACAAGTATATTGATATGACACTTAACCCAAGTAATATTAATTTTATTTATGGTATGGGTGAAGATGAAGATGGTTATTTAAGTGCTGATATAGAAGATAAAAATCTATTAATTTTTTATAAAGGAAATTGGTATGGCGAAGAAGATAGTGACATTATTTTTTTTTACTATAAACCTGATTATTATGGTGATAGTCCATCAAGTAAACCTCATAGAGATAAATCCCCAATTTTAGAGGTTATTGGTGACTACGCAAAACATTTAGATCATGTGTTTAGTGATTATTGGGAAGAACCGATGAAAAAATGGTTTCAATATAATTTTAAGTTGCCAGTTAAAACAATTTCAACATAATATAATTATGAAAATTATAATTAACGAAAATCAATACAAAAAAATATTAGAAACTGTCACAAATAAAGAAATAATTTGTAACAAATGTGGTTGGTCATGGGATTTATCTGATGGTGGAAATGACCCATTCACTTGTCATAAATGTGGACATGATAATCAAGACAAAAAACATATTGGTGATAGAGTTATGGTTTATTATAATTTACATAAGCACACATTTTCTGTGACTTATAATGGTGTAGTAATCACTCACGCTGATTATGTTAAATTAACCGATGTTGAATTTAGAGTTAGACAGGGGGGTAGAAAAAAAGTATTAAAAGAAAAAAGAAAAAATGTTCATTCATTTGTAATCGGAACATTAGAAGATTACTGTGAATTCCCTTGTAAAAACATACCGAACGAACCAAATAAAAATATTGTTACATATAATCCTTATATATATAGTACTTATGTGATGAAGGACACTGAAGAACCTATCTACCAAGCAAATAAAGTAGTTATGATTAATTCAAAAAATAAAATTTTCATAGTTAACTAATATGCCTCTACCTAAAAAAATAAAAAAATATTTACCATTAACTCAACCAGAAACTTTATTATCTAGACGTTATGAGTTATTGGATAAAATCAACAAAGATGGAACTTATTTACCTAAATCAATTCTTCATGCCGATTTAGACGGAGGTTTTTTAGAATTTGTTAAAGAAACTTTAAACATTAGTATTGATGGAGTGAGTGTACCAACGGTTAATGTTATTATGACAACTCAAAATTGGGCACAATTTACTGAAACTTGGGATTTTCAAAATATCGATAAAAATGTTGAACCCCCATTTATTACAGTTATCAGAACACCGGAAGTTAAATTTGGGACAAATCCAGCAACATTATATAATATACCAAATAGACGACTTTATTTTTATGCTCAAGTCCCTACTTGGGATGGTAATAGAAAAGGTATGGATATATATAAAATACCTCAGCCAGTTCCTGTTGATATAACTTATCAAGTTAAGATAATTTGTAATAGAATGCGGGAATTAAACGAATTTAATAAAAAAGTTATTGAAACTTTTGCTTCTAGACAAGCTTATCAAGTCATAAAAGGACATTATATACCCATTATTATGAACAGCATAAGTGATGAATCTGTTATGGATCTTGAAAAAAGAAGATTTTATATACAAAATTATGAATTTACTTTATTAGGTTTTCTTATTGATGAAAATCAATTTGAGGTAATGCCCGCCATAAATAGAGTTTTTACTATGGTTGAATTTGGTAAAGATGAAAAAAAAAGAAATAAAAAATCTGATTCAAATCCAAAAAGTTTATCTAAAGAATTAGTTTTTCAAACAGGAACAACCATAGTTGAAACAACTTTTAATTACTCTTGTAATATTTTAATAGGTAATACAGAAAATGTTCAATCTTATGATGTTTATATTAATGACGATCTTTATGGTATAACTTTATCCGAAATATATATTAATTCAGGCGATGTTTTAAAATTAGATATTGTTAAAATAGATAATAATATACTTTCAACAATTTCATTAAACATATTACTTATTTAATTTTTGATTAACTAACACTTTGTTTTTTTTTATGATATTTATATAAAAAACTTATATTATAGGTTTTTTATTAAAAAAATAAAATAAAAAAAAAGAAAAAATAATGGCAACTTCAACTAATAGTAAAGTGTTTGTGTCTCCAGGTGTGTATACATCCGAAGTAGATTTGAGTTTTGTGTCTCAAAGTGTCGGTGTTACAACCTTGGGTATTGTCGGTGAGACATTAAAAGGTCCTGCTTTTGAACCGATTTTTATCAGAAATTATGATGAATTTTCACTTTATTTTGGTGGTACATCCCCCGAAAAATTTATAAACACACAAATTCCAAAATACGAAGCGGCGTATATTGCAAAATCTTATTTGCAACAATCAAATCAATTGTTTGTTACCCGAATTTTAGGTTTATCAGGATATGACGCAGGACCTTCATGGTCAATTAAAACTATTGCAAATGTTGATCAATCAACAGTTGGATTTGAATGTACTAGTTCAACTACACTAAGTTGTATAACACAATGTGTACAATATAATGTAGTTCCTTATAGTTTTGATTTTACAGGATGTACAAATAATATAGAATCAATAAGTTATGTAACTCCTTTACCAAATATATTAAGTGAAGATATTAATGATTTATATGAACAATTTAATGGTAGTGTTTCTAACATAGGGGCGGATTTAAATAGTCAAATATTTTCTGTTTTAAATTCACCATCAAGTTCAGCATTCTCAATCAATTATTTTGGTGTTATAAGTGGAGATACTTATGAAACTTTATCAGGTTATACTGATGATACAAACGTATTTAACGTTAGTAATGTTAATTCAAATAATGTGGATTATACTGATCCATTAAACGACGCTTGGTATTATGCTACATTTGACCACATTGGAAATAATTCTTATAGTGGTTATTCTTTTTATAGTACGGTACCGTCATTAACATTAACATCATCTCAATCAAATTGTGCATCGTTTTATAGTTATGAAGTAAGTTCATCAACTATAAGTACGGTGGTAGGAAACATAAATTATTTAACTAACACAATAAATATTTGTTTACCATCCACCGCAACTACAGCGGATACTTCAGCGATGACTATCACGTATAGTGCATGTACAACAGGAGTAACATCAGACGCTGTTTTACAATCAGCAATAACTGAAAATTATGATTTTAGTGCTTTAACTAAATCATATGTTTTAACTTCTGAAGATGGTACTGTAACAACTAATTGGACAGTAAATGTTTATGTAAATGACCCTTGTGGTGTTTGTGTGTCAGGAAATACTGGTACAATAGATACAGGGACTATCACTAATTGTTTTTCAGGTACTATTTCAGGTAATATTTATGTTTTTTCCGCCAATTCATTTAGTGATTACGATAATTTAGTTGTTGCAACATTAAGATCTAGAGGTTTAACAACATATTCTAGTGATAATGAACCCACATATGAAGTAACAGGATCTACTAATGTTTTTGGTAGCTTTATTGGTGATGATGTAACTTTGGATTGTTTAGGAAATTATTCAGCGGCAACAAAAAATCCTTTTAGTACATTTGGTATTAATGTAACTAATATACGAGGAGAAAATTTATTTTTTGAAACCTCATTTTTAAGAACAGATACTAACTTTATTACTAAGGTTTTTGGTCAATCGAATTTTTCTAAACCAAGAACAACAGTACCTTTATTTGTTGAGGAAGAATTTACCACTTTATTAAATTATGCATACAGAAAAGGTTATATTAGAGGGTTGGATTGTCAATTAACCGCTCTACCTAACGCAAGACAAGGTGTTGATCCTACTTCTATAGCATTTTATCTTGAAAAATACCAATCCCCAATCTCACCTTGGTTGGTTTCTGAAGTTAGAGGTAACAAAGTTTATAATTTGTTTAGATTCATGACAATTGCTGATGGTAATGCGGCAAATACGGAATTAAAAATTTCAGTCGCTAATATATCATTTAATAATGGTTCATTTGATTTATTAATTAGAGATTATTTTGATACTGATTCCGCACCTGTTGTACTTGAAAAATTCACAAATTGTAACATGGATCCTAACGATAACAATTTTGTTGCAAAAAAGATAGGTACAATAGACGGAGAATATCAACTCAACTCAAAGTATGTAATGATTGAGATTAATGAAGATGCTCCTGTAGATGCTTTACCTTGTGGATTCTTGGGTTATAACTTTAGAGAATATGGTGATGCAACACCTCCATTCCCAATTTATAAAACAAAATATAACTTCCCTGGTGAAGTAATTTGGAATCCTCCTTTTGGGTTATCAACAGGTGGTGACGATCAAATATTAAGTAACGGTGATAACGTTCGTAAAACTTACTTAGGAATGTCTAATTCAGATGATGCCGGTTATGACGTAGATTTCTTTGGGTATAAAGGTAAACAATTACCAACTCAAGTTTGTACAGCAATAGAAGGTAATAATTGGGCTTATAGAACTAAAGGTTTCCATATGGATATTATGGCGTCAGCAATTACCATACCTGATATATTTGTTACTTCAGGAGAATCCGCTTTCTATGTTGGTTCTGCAACATTCCAATCTGAACCTGAAACAGAAACAAGTCCTTATTACAGATTATTCTCTCGTAAATTTACTTTTTTTGTACAAGGCGGTTTTGATGGTTGGGACATATATAGAGAATATAGAACCAATGGTGATAGATTTGCTTTAGGTAGAAATGGTTATTTAAGAGGGGCTTGTAGTTCTACAAATTATCCAACAGCCACAGGTTGGGGAGCGTTTAAACAAATTACAGTTGGTGATAATTCTGTAGATTGGGCAAACACCGACTATTACGCTTACAAATTAGGTATTAACACATTTTCAAATCCTGAAGCAGTAAACATAAATTTATTTGTTACACCTGGTGTTGATTATGTTAATAACTCAGATGTAGTTGAACACGCAATTGATGTTATTGAAAATGACAGAGCGGATTCACTTTACATTTGTACAACACCTGATTTTCAAATGTTTACACCTTCATCAACAAATCCACAAGATTTAATTTATCCACAAGAAGCTGTAGATAATTTAGATCAAACAGGAATTGATTCAAATTATACGGCTACTTACTATCCTTGGGTATTAACAAGAGATTCGGTTAATAACACTCAAGTTTATATTCCACCAACAGCAGAGGTAACTAGAAATTTAGCTTTAACAGATAACATTGCTTTTCCTTGGTTTGCCGCGGCGGGTTATACAAGAGGTATTGTTAATTCAATTAAAGCCCGTAAAAAATTAACTCAAGAAGATAGAGATGTACTTTATAAAGGTAGAATTAATCCAATAGCCACTTTTTCAGATGTTGGTACCGTAATTTGGGGTAATAAAACTTTACAAGTAAGGGAATCTGCTCTAGACCGTATAAATGTAAGACGTTTATTGTTACAGGCCAGAAAATTAATATCCGCGGTTTCAATAAGATTATTGTTTGAACAAAATGATGCGGTTGTTAGACAACAATTCTTAGACACTGTTAACCCTATATTAGACGCGATTAGAAGAGATAGAGGTTTATACGATTTCCGTGTAACTGTATCTTCAGATCCGGCTGATTTGGATAGAAACCAATTAACGGGTAAGATATATATTAAACCTACTAAGAGTTTAGAATTTATCGATATAACATTCTATATCACACCAACAGGTGCTTCATTTGAAAACATTTAATTAAAAATTAAATATGATTAAAAACCCCTTCTATAATGGAGGGGTTTTTCATTATAGAACCATTTCAAATTTTATTGAACCGCAATCCCAAATCCTATCATAGTTTTTTTCTT